CAGCAAAACATCAGGAACATCCCGAAGATGATGCTATGAGAAGTCATGAGCATTTCAAACATGCAGTCTCCGCTCTAAGAGCAGTTCATCATGCACTAAAGACAGGTAACTCTGGCGACACACATATATCAACAAAACAAGATGGTGCTCCAGCAATAGTCTATGGTCACCATCCAAAAACCGGTAAGTTCTTCGTAGCAACAAAGCATTCGGCATATGGTTCAACACCTAGACTTGCGACGACACATGCTGAAGTAGATCAGCACTTTGGTCACTCTCCAGGTCTAGCACAAAAAATGCACGCCGCTTTGGAACATCTACCAAAGATTGCTCCAAAGAAAGGCGTATTCCAGGGCGACTTCATGCATGATTCAAGTGAGATGAAGCATGATGATCATGAAGTTTCATTCAAGCCAAATACAATCAGATATCATCTTGGTAGAAATACACCTGAAGGCAAAAAGGCAGTCAAAGCAAAGATAGGATTTTCTACACATACAAAGATTGATGGAGATCCCGATAGACCAGAAACATTGCAAGCATCTCCGCTAAGAAGTATGACGGGATTTAGAAGTCATTCAGATGTACATCATATCTCTGCACAAACAAGTCTTGGTTCTGGTGGACATCTAACAGATAAAGAAAGCAAGCAAGTAGAACATCACTTGAAACAGGCAGAAAAGATCAACAAGAATCTTCATCCTAATCATCATGATATTATCAATAGACATGCTGAACATATTTCTACATACATCAATCAAACTGTAAGAACAGGTGAAAGACCAACAACTCAAGGTCTACGCAAGCATATTCAAACTCGTATGCAAAAAGAAGTAGACAAGATGAAGACCGAAAAGGGCAAAGCAGCAAAGACAGAAAGAATGAATGCCGCACTTGCACATCATGATACACATGAAGAACATTTCGGTAAAGCACTAGAAATTCATCATCATGTTCAGCAAGCGAAGAATATTCTTGTCTCTGGATTGAATAGAGCAACAAAGAATGCAAATCCAATGAGACAAACGATTGATAATAAAGAGACAGATCCTGAAGGACATGTTGTTCATCATGAAGGTAAGACAATGAAACTGGTCAATCGTCAAGAATTTTCTAGAGCAAACTTTGCACCGAAAGATTGGAAAAAGTAAACTATACTAAATACTCTCGTCACCGCTAATTATGGGAGTATACCATGGAAGCAGAATTCTTCAAGCTGGTGGCGGAAGTTGGATTTCCAATTGCATCTTCAATAGCAGGCGGATACTTTGTTTTTCTTACGCTAAAGTTTATTCTAGCCGGCGTTCAAAGTTCAGTAAAAGGATTGAGTGGAATTATCATGGCACTTGACAATCGCGTCAAGACTATGAATCACGATATCGTTAGAATTGATACTTTGGTTTCAACAGCACTACATGTCAGACCTGATATCGACAGACTCGCAAGAGCTGACGGTAAAAACGACGCAAGAAAGGACTGAACATGGATCTCGTACAACTAATCAACAAATACGGATTCCCTATCGTCGCTGCTGGCGGTATGGGTTATCTCATTTTCTACGTTTGGAAATGGGCTACAGCAGAAATCAAACCTGTGTTATCTGAAGCAAACACAGTCCTGATTGCATTGATCGACCGCGTTAGAATGTTGGACAATGATTTGATTAGACTCAATCAAAAAATCAACATCGTTCTAATGATGAGGGAAACACATGCAAACAAAGACAAGAAGGATACTGAATAACCTTCTACTTTTTGTCACATTACTAACAACACCTATAGCATTATCTCAAGTTCTACCTGGCGGTTATATTGGTACGGTTACAAACAACGTACCAAATACCTGGCAGTCTTATTCGTTCTCATTCACACCGAATGACGCAGGATCAAACTATGTCGGATTTGCTTTCCGTCAAGATCCTGCGTTTTGGACTTTTGATAATGTCACTCTAACAGCCCCAGGATCACAAACAAATCTTCTAACTAATGGCGGATTTACTTCTGGTGGTGCAATAAGCATAACAACAAACAATGGACCAGGAACAATTCAAGCACCTACAAATTGGGGTGTTTGGTATCAAAACGGAACATTTCCGGCTGCAGCAGGCACATGGCAAGACATCGGCGGAACACACGGCGGTGTCTGGTATGATGGTGCAGTAGGAACATTCGACGGTATCTATCAAGGTATTGGACTAACTGCGGGAACAACATATACACTATCATTTGAAGTATTGGGCAATCATACAAGCAATGATGGATCAGTACAGCTTGGTGTTTATGCAGGTCCTTGTGCTGACACATCAATAGCAGTAGCATCATGTACAATACCAAGTAGTGCTGGATTTACAACACTTGCAACACCTGCACAGGGTGCCGCAGCTGGTAATCCAACACCCACAGTGGTAAGTACCACAGCTGGTCCAGACACAGTAACATCATCATCAGCTCGTGGTGTAACAACTACAACTACGACAAGCACAAGAGGTACAACAAGTGCAGTTGCAACAACAACACTAACACCAACAAGGCAAGAACAAATACTATCAGTAAACAGAAATATCACTACAGTTGCAACAACACCAATCACTACAGTTGTCAGAAATACAACACCAATCACTACAACTACAGTAACAACACCAACAACAATCCAGACATGGAGTGATGGTTCAACAACTACGGTAAATGGAACACCAGTAACAACAACAGCAGTCGTGAACGAAATACTGACAGCGACTACAACAACAAATGAAGTAATAACAACACCAGAAAATAGAGTATTCACGACTCGTATTGATCAACTTGCAAGACTTGACAAGATCAGCACTCTACAGAATGAAAATTCATTGGCTGATCCTCTATCAAGAAACAAGGTTGCAAACGACAAGATCACAAACAGAAGTGATCCTACAAAGCAGTCGCAATTATATGTAACTGGTTATTCTCTTCGCTCTGGTACCCAAGACACATACAAGTATACGACAAATGTCTTTGGTATTGGATATGAAGAGAAGTATAACGACTCTCTATTATTGGGTGGTCAATTGAACATTGGCACAACTGATCTTAGAGGAGATGCATCTGGTGGCGAACTAAGAAAGTATTCAATAGACTTCTTTGCACTAAAGACATATGAAGATTGGCTATTGAAGACAAATCTGGGCACAGCATACAATGAGTTTGAAACACACCATTTTATACGCGAATTGAATTTGTCAAATATGGCCGAAACATCTGGTCATGATGTCTGGTTTGTCAATAGAGTCTATACGCCAGACGCATATGGTTTTAGACCATTTGCTGGTCTAAAATTTGAATACGACTATAGAAAAAACATCTTTGAAAGCGGTTCATCGGTAACTGCAGTCAATCATGTAGCCAGAAAAGACTTCACTACTTCTGGGCATGGTGGTCTACGATTTGAGCAAGAACTTGTAGAAGATCTGACCGCAGTTGTTGAGGGTGTATTGGAAACGTCAAAGACCAAGACAATATTTGGCGGATTCAATTACTCATTTGATCCTAGTGCATCAATAATGCTGAAATATGCAGTACAAGAGAAAGAAAATGTGGTAAATAACATTATAGGTGCTCAAATAAGGATTGTATTCTAATGAAAAACATTATAGTATGTGCAATGGCTCTGGCGCTTTTCGGCGCCAGAGCATATGCTCAAGACGAATTGACATGGCGTCAAAAGCCAGTATTGTGTGGTGAAACAAAGACAGTATTAGAGCAATTGAAAAACGAAGACTATACTATCATAGGAAAATCTACAATTGTTCTTGACAAGACTGATAGAAAAATGGGGTATGTTTGGCTACTCTTGAAAGACGATGAACTACTGATCATTGAAAATTTCAGAGGTGTCAGTTGCTTGATCAGCGTTTCAAAAGACTACACCGAAATAAATCTAAAGAAAGAAAATGACCTATAAGACATCCGACATGGCTGTCGCACTATGGGGTGGACTATTCATAGGATTCATATTTGGAATAATTGTTGGCGTTGCCTTTCAATTATTCAAATGTTCATTTTGAAGTAGCCCTATGGACACCATCCCAATCTGCTGATGGTGGATTTCTTAGATACTCTTCACATCTCTCTTTCATCATTTCATAGTATGCTTTCATTTGACCATTGAATGCTCGTTCTAATTTCTCACACATGCTTATTGCACTTCCAAATTTTTGCGAGCGATAGTCATCAAGCATGATATTATGCATTTCTCTAAATGGTGCATAATTCAAGAATTCCATTTCTTTATTTGTTCCAATTACTGTATAGATATTCACACCCTGCTTCTTGCCCTTTACAGCAATCGTGTCAAGTTCAATGATGAAGTATTCATCGGCAACATATTCTGCTGTCTTTGATCCAATTACGAGTTTTACTCCGTACGGTTTGGATTGTCCCTCAAGACGACTAGCAAGGTTGACAGCATCACCGAGGCAAGTATAATCGAAACGTTGATCGCTGCCCATGTTTCCAACAACAACCATACCAGTATTGATACCAAGACCCATGCCGAAAGGAGGAACGCCTTCAGCTCCGATTTTTCTGTTGAACTCATCTAGATCTCCTAACATGCTTAGAGCGGTTTTTACTGCATTCTTGGCGTGCTGCTTGTCGTCAAGTGGTGCATTCCAGAACGCCATCTGTGCATCACCAATATACTTGTCCAATGTACCTTCATTCTCAAGGATCTTTGCTGTCATCGCAGTCATGTATCGATTCATGATTTGCGTTAGACCTTGAACGTCTTCTCCGTAGTGTTCACTAATAGAAGTGAATCCACGAACATCGGTAAACATGATTGATAGTTCTCTGCTATCTCCACCGAGTTTCAATAGTTCTGGATTCTTCTGCAGTTTCTCAACAAGTGCCTTTGAAAGATAAGATTGAAACTGTTTCTTGATTTGTTGCTTTAGTCTGAACTCTCTTGCAAAGTTGTTGAAGACTAGCCATGAGAATACTAAAGTAATTGCAAATAAAGGAAATGAATAATCAAACAGAATATTCATTTCGTACATATAGAAGCAGGAACCGACGATTCCTACTGCCGAAACCACATAAAAAGGTATGGTTTGCCAAATCTTTAGTCTTGGAACAAGAAGAATGAATAGTAATCCAATGAGAGTCAATGTGAATAATTCAATACCATCAGCATAATCCAATCGCGTCAAACTATCGCCATTTACCAACGTAGAAATCATGGCTGCTTGCACTTCAGCTACGTTCTTTAGACCATAAGGCGTTGGAACGTTTGTGGCTAGTCCCTCGGCAGATAGAGTCAATATTACGACACGATTCTCTATGTCGTTTAGATGATACATATGACGATAATCGAATTCCTTGTTGTACTTTATCCAGACGCGACCATTTGAGTCTGTTTGGATAGTTTCAAATTGTGGAATGCGAACTGACTCAATGCCATTCAATCCAACTTTCATTTGGTAACTAGGATCACCAGTCAATGCACGAATGACTTCCAGAGACAACGTTGGATAAAGTTCCTTGTCTATTTGCACGACCATTGGCATACGACGCACGACGCCATCTATCTCTCCAGATGCAGCAAGAACACCGACACCAACTGCCTTATCTTCAAACACTTTCAATGGGCGAACGATGCCTAAAAATTTTTGTAGCCACCCTTCAGGGTTTTGACCAATTATTGCGATTCCTCTTGGTGAACCTTCTGCTTTGCTAGCCTTGTTTGATGGTGCCTGTGATATGACAACACCATCAAGCGCATTTGCAAGATCTTGATCTTTTCCAAAACGATCTGGCTCCGAAAATATTATTGGCATGACTATCATCGCAGGATTCATCGTCTTTATCATTTCAAGTAGTTTTGCAACTTTATCACGAGGCCATGGCCACTGACCTTGATTTTCAATATCGTCGTCAGTTATTTCAATAATTGAGATTTGTTCGCTGGGTGTTCTTTCTCTTGATACTTGATAGTAGTCAAATGTTTTTAGTCGTGCTGTCTCAATCAACCAACCATCTTGGAATCTCAAC